CCCACGGGAACGCCCCGCAGAAGACAGCCCGGCGCCCGCTGGCAAAATTCCGGCACACATGAAGCCCGCCGCGAAAGATTTTTTCAGCCAGCCCATGCGCCGAGTTATGACCATCGGCGCAATCAGCGCAGAGTCGCGCACGGTGGAGCTGGCCTTTTCGAGCAACGCGGAAATCGAGCGTTGGCCCGGCATGATCGAAGTCCTCGATCACTCTGCCGATGCGTGCGACCTCTCGCGTCTCAACGACCGCGCAAACCTTTTGTTCAACCATGACGCCGACGAAGTGCTCGGAGTCGTAGAGACCGCCCGCATTGACGCTGACGGGATGGGCCGAGCGCTGGTGCGCTTTGGCAAATCCGAACGCGCCGAAGAAGCGTGGCAAGATGTGCAGGACGGAATCCTCACGAAGGTCTCAGTCGGCTACCGCATCCGCGAGGTCAAGTTGACCGAAGAACGCGAAGCCCTCGATGTCTACACCGTCACACGGTGGGAACCCTACGAGATCAGCATCGTCACCATCCCAGCCGACACCTCTGTCGGAGTGGGTCGCAGTCTTATCAACCCGCCCGCGCCACTCGGCAACGGCACAAATCAACCCAATCAAATGCAAGACACACCTACACCCGCGCCACAAGCGCCCGCACCGGCGGCACCGGAGATCAACATCGTTGCCGAGCGCAATGCCGCTGTGAAAGGCGAGCAAGACCGCACCCGCTCGATCCTCGAAGCAGGCGACAAATACGGCATGCCAGCACTCGCCGCACAGATCGTGCGTGACGGTGGCAGCCTGGTGGACTTCCAGTCCGCCGCACTCGCCGAGAAAGACAAGCGCAGCGCCCAAGTCCGCGAAGGCGTCGCGCCCATCGGTCTCAACGAACGCGAGGCTGGTAGCTTCTCATTCTTGAAGCTCATCCGCGCACTCGCAGCCGAGCCAACCGACAAAAAAGCCCGTCAAGACGCGGCTTTTGAATTGGAAGCCTGCGAAACCGCAGCCGGGAAAGTCGCCCACCGCAATGTCAAAGGCACCATGATCCCCGTGGATGTCCTCACATCTGGCTTTGGACAGCGCGGCACAAACACCGTGTCGGCAAAATCCGGCGCTGGCTACACTGGCACAGGCGGAAACACCGTTCAGACCAACCTCCTCGCCTCCTCGTTCATTGATGTCCTCCGCAACAAAGCGACCATCATGAACCTCGGCACCGAGCTGGCTGGCCTCGTCGGCAATGTGGACATCCCAAAACAAACCACCTTCGGCAACGGCTACTGGCTGGGCGAAGATGAAGACGCGCCAAAATCCGACATCGATTTCGGCCTCGTCACGCTGCGTCCTCGCACGGTTGCCAACTACGGAGAAATCACTCGCCGCATGCTTCAGCAATCGTCGCTGTCGATCGAGGCCCTGCTTCGCAACGACCTTGCGCAAGCCCTCGCTCTCACAATCGACTCCGCAGCATTCTACGGAACCGGCCTCACAAACCAGCCCGTAGGCATCAAGTCCGCCGCTGGTGTGCTCTCCAAGAGCTTCGCCGCAGTGCAGCCTACATTCGTTGAACTTGTGGACATGGAAACTCTCGTGTCTACGCAAAACGCCGATGTGGACAGCATGGCCTTCGTAGCCAACCCATCAACACGCGGCATGGCTAAAACCACGCTCAAATTCCCAACCGGCAACACAAGCGCCGGAACAATCTGGGAAGGCGGATCGATGAACGGCTATCGCACGGAGATCACCAACCAGGTTGCATCTGGCGATGTGTTTTTCGCAAATTTCTCCGATTTCCTAATCGGGATTTTTGGCGGTCTTGAAATCACCGTGGACCCATACAGCAACAGCACCAAAGGACGCCTCCGCATCGTCGCGATGCAGGATGTGGACTTCGCAGTTCGCCGCGCCCAGTCCTTCGTTTACGGCAAGAAGCCCTAAGCGATAGCTGAAAACTCAACCGCCTCCTCCGTGTGAATTCGCGGAGGAGGCTTTTGCTAACGACCCAAACGCCATGGAACCTCAAAAAATTACCCTTCTTCAAAGCCTCATGATTGCCGGCGAATCCTGCCCGGTCGGCAGTGATGTCGAAGTCTCGCCATCCTTCGCCCGCGAACTCATCGCCCTCGGCCTCGCCAAGCCATTCGTCGAAACCGCAGAGCCGAAGAAAAAGAAATGAGTCTGGAAGAGAAGGACGGACGCCCCGCCGTGAAAATGAACCTCGCGGAAGCCATCGCCGCTCTGGCCCTCGTGGCAACCGTGTTCAGTTCACTCAATGGCTGGATCGTCCTGCCGGAACAAATGCGCCAAGTCAGAAATGAAAACGAACGCCAAGACATCCGCCTCCAAGCCATCGAACGCCTCGCCAGCGAGCGCAGCGAAACTCTCGCCCGCATCGACGAGCGCACCAAGCGCATCGAGGAAAGCCTCAAAGCCAAATGAAGCGCCTGCTCGCACTCCTGCCGCTCCTGCTCCTGACCGCCTGCGTAAGCGTCCCGCTGCCGCCAAGCGGCGAAAAAATGGGAAGCCTCGGGCGTGTGGAGGTCGGCATCCGCTACTTCCCGCCAGTCAAGATCGACTGGTTCGACCCACACATCCCAACCCTGAAAGACAAATGAAAATCCTCGATTACATATTAAATCGGCTCCAAGAGCAGTCCACCTACAAGGGCGCAATTTTCGTAATTGCGGCGGCAGGAATCTCCGTTGATCCAGAAAAAGCCAATGCCATCGCAGCAGCCGCAATGGCCCTCGTGGGAGCCATCAACATTTTTCGCAAAGAAAAGAAGTGATCCACTACGAATAAAATGATCCACCGACTCCTCGCCATCGCCCAGGCTGAAATCGGCATCCGCGAAGAGGGCGGCAACAATCGCGGCCAGCGCATTCGTGACTACCAGCGAGCCACCGACCTGCCACCCGGCCCGTGGCCATGGTGCGCGGCCTTCGTCTCGTTTTGCGTGCAGGAGTGGCTAAAAGAAAACGATGTCCCTGAGTGGCTGCGCCTCACCCGCTCGCCTGACCAGTGGCAACCCCACACCGCTCTGGCCTACGGATTCCGCCAATGGGCAAAAGATCGACCACGCACGACCAGCATCTACACCGACCAAGACCCAGCCCAGCCGGGCGACATCGTGACCTTTGATTTTTCGCATGTCGGCATCGTCCTCGAAGACGATGGCAAGACCCTCATCACGGTCGAAGGCAACACC